CAAGCAATAAAAAGTTTAGGTAAAAGTTTAGGTTCAAAATTGTTAAAAGGTGGTATGTATGGTGCGATAGCAGGTTTTATTGCAGACCCTATTATTAATTTTGTAAATGATGAATTTGATTTAGAACTAGACGAAGGTGCAAAAAAAGAATTAAAATTGGGCATGATAGGTGCTGGTGTTGGTTTTGGTGTTGCAGGTATTCCTGGTGCCGTTATAGGTGCAACCACGCCGTATATTGCTAGAGTAGCAAAGTTTATTAGTGGTAATTTAGACGCTTCAAAAGTTAGTGATAAAGATTTTGCAATAGCAGGTATTGGTACAGCAGCTGCTGGTATGTTTACAGCAGGTAAAGTTGGTGCATTATTGGCTGGTTCTAAAATAGGTGCAGTAGCAACATTTGGTGCCGCTCTAGGTTCATTACCTGTATTAATTGGTATTGGTGGTGCAATCGCTTTAGGTGCAGGTGCAATGTTTATTACAAAGAAGATAGACGAATACCAAGAAATGACATTAGAGAAATTAGCAAATACAACAGAAAAATTAAGTAAACAAATGGGTGAGTGGGCTGCCAAAGAAGAAGAAAGTTTACTTGAAAAAATGGGTATTAGATTAGGTAAATTGTCAGCAATAGGCGAGGCCTCTGTTGCTACAGACGAAGCTCAAGAACAATTAAAACAAAAAGGTGTAGAAAAATTTACTGCTGATACAGCTATGCAAACTAAATTATTAGCATTAGGTGATACGTTGATAGGTTATAGTGATTCGGCTTTACGTGATATAATGGCAGATAGAACTAAATCAAGAAACTTCTTCAATACAATTGAGTCATTAAAATCTATTGCAAGTCAAGGTGGTTTTGGTGAATCTAGTAAAGATATATTTGAAAAAATGTCAGCGTTTAGTGATAGAATACAAAACTTTGCTAAGGCAGAGGTAAAAGCAGGTAATACTGGTGGTGCTATACAAGACATTGCTCTTAATAAAGAAGGATTTGGTGGTGACCAACTAGAAAAGGCAAAAGATTTACAAAATGATTTACAAAAGGCACAGATAAGACAAGCAAACGCTCAAGAAGCATTGATGTATGCTAAAATGGCCAGAGAGACGGAAGATAAAGAACAACAAAAAACATTAGCGGGTAAAATTGCTGATTTAGGTTTCAATACAGATATAGAGAGAGCCGAATCAGACGCACAAAAAGAGTTAGCGAGTGCTAATGCTAAAGCTGCCTTTGCACAAAAACAATTAGATAAATTAGGCACAACAATGGGTCTACAATTTGATTTTAAAGATGTACAAAAATTGTATAAAGATGACCCCGAAGGATTAAAAGCTCTAATTGAAAGAAGTATTAATAACCAAGGTCAGGCATTTTTACAAGAACAAGCAAAAGCAAATGCAGTAAAAGAACAACCAGGTGCCAACATTGCTGTTGACGCTAAACGAACAGACGCCTCTGTAAATACGGTGAAAAAAGAAAGTAATAACTATCAGTTAAATAGTGATACTGACCCTATTGCATTAAGATTAGGAATGGCCACTTAATATTGGCCTAAATCTTTTTCAGTAATCAATTTAAATTCTAAATCATTATCTTCACAATAAGATTGTGCCGCTTGCCATTTGGCTTGGTTCTTGATATACTCAAAGCTCTCACGCATATAAGATTTGGTTTTCTTTTTAGGTGGTTTTGGTTTTGATACTTGTCTTGATGGTTTTATCTCTATCATATACTTCTTATTTGTTGACATCTTTACAACAAAGTCTGGAAAATATCTATGATATCTTTTGTCTATTGGATTGAAATATCTAATTGGTAATTCTTCACTTGCCCAAAATAACACGTTGTCATTTAAATCACAATAACGCATAAACCGTCTTTCTAGTAATGACCTATACACTACCTTTTTAACGTCACCTACGTATTTCTTTGGGTTGGTTGGTCTATATAATCCTTGATAACTCTTTGCCATTTCTCACCTATAATCTATATAAATATTGGTAAAGGTATTTATAAATGGCATTTAAGAACTTAAAAAATCATATCTCTAGTTTAGCACAACCGTTCATATCAGGCGCAATGGCCAATTTTGGACAAAAAGAAAGTGCTGCTAATGCTGGTAAAATTGCAGCTAAATTAAAAAACAAGTCACCATTTGAGATAGATGATTCACCATCACAACAACTATTAGCAAATAAATTATCATTTTCGCCAATACAATATCCGTTAGACCTAGGCTCTAATGAATTAGGCCATTATATGATATTTGAAGCAGGTTTTTTAAAGTATAGTCCACAAACTAGTAATTTTATTAACAAGAGTATAAAACCAGGCAGTCAAGGTTTTAGGTCAAAGTTACCAGATGGTAAGATATCAAATTCAGCAATAGCATTGTATATGCCATCAACAATTACCGTTGACTATGGTCAAGAGTATGCTCCTGAAACTGCTGGTATTGCAGGTGCAGGTGAGGCCGCATTCCAGGCATATGAGGCTGCTCTTGAAGGAGAAAAGTTAGTTGCTGCCTTAAAAACAGGTGGTAGTTTTGCAGTAACCAAGGCGTCTGAATTTGTTGGTAGTGTTATATCTATGACAGGTGCAGGTGACCCTATAAAAATGATACAAAAAAGGTCAGGTGTTGCAATTAATCCTAGAAATGAACAATTTTATGATTCACCAAAATTTAGAAGTTTTAATTACACGTTTGACTTTTGGCCTAGAAATCCTAAAGAGGCAAAAGCAGTAGAAGATATTATTTACATATTTAAATATAATTCAGCACCAGGTATAAGTGGTACATTAGGTTCAGGTTTCTTTGAAAATCCTAATTACTTTAACATTAGTTATATGTACAATGGTGAAAGAAACGCAAACTTAAATCATATATCAGCGTGTTATTGTACAGATGTTCAGGTAAATTATACACCTGATGGTCAAGCAACTTTCTTTGAAGGCACAGGCATACCTGTACACACACAATTGACCGTGCAATTCATTGAAGATAGAGTAATAACTAAACAAGATATCGTGGCAGGTGCATAATGCAATATTTTAACGAATTTCCTGTTATCAATTATAACATATCTGGCCAAAGTGGCAACCTAAAACAGGTGACCGATATATGGCGAAGAGTAAAAGTAAGAAGTAAGATAGCAAATAACCTAGCTCTATATGATAGTGTTGAAGTGCCTGAAGGTGATTCACCTGAAACAATTGCTTACAAGGCATATGGTAGTACAGATTATTTTTGGGTTGTATGTTTATTAAATAATGTAGTCAATAGATTTCACGATTGGCCATTAGATGAGTATAACTTTCAACAATTTGTAAAAGATAAGTACGATAATCCTGAAGCCATACACCATTATGAAAAAACACAATCAAGTGGTAAACAAAAGGGAGAAGGACCTGCTGATTTTACACACAAAATTCAAGTTAATAGTGATGAGGCAGGTGCTGAATCAGTATCTAACTTACAATACGAAGCGAGATTACAAGATGAAAAGAGACAGATAAAACTATTATCACCTAATTATTTAAATGCATTTGTAGATGAATTTAGATTATTGATAAGACAATAATGATATGGCAACAGACAGAGATACATTTGACCGAGCAGGGCAATTTAATTTAGAAGAGTGCAGAATACTATCATACAGGCACGATAAAGATAAACTTCCGATTAGTATTGATATATTAGGCATATTGGTCAACTTTGAAATAAGAGAAGACATTTTGACCAGTAATGTAATGGGAAGAATTGTTGTTTATGATATGCAAGATATTAGAACCGTGTTACCTATTACCGGTTTAGAAAGACTTTCTCTCACATTTAAATCACCAGGTATATCAGGTTATGATTATTCAGACGTGACCGGTGTACCATTGCAGATATATAAAGTTGATAGTGTACAAGAAGACCCTAATCAACCAAAGGCTCAAGGTTATATTATATATTTTTGTTCGCCTGAAATGTATAGAAATTCTATTACTAAAGTAAGTAAGGCATATGCAGGTCCAGTAGAAAATGCCGTTAATGATATAATCAGAAACTATTTAAAATCTAATAAACCATTTTTCTTTGAACCAACGGCAACAAATACAAAGGTAGTAATACCAAACCTTAAACCATATAGAGCAATCGCATTATTGGCTAAGAGTGCCGTGCCATCACAATTTCCTAATAATTCAGGTTATGTTTTTTATGAAAATAGTCAAGGGTTTTATTTTAGGTCAGTTGCCAGTATGTTGGCATATAATAGTATAGGCTCAGAGATTACACCAAGGTGGAAGTTTGCGTCAATGATATCTAGTGTGACTGAAAATGAAAAAATGCCACAGGTACGAGACGTAGAAAGAAGATTATCTAGTGTAATAAGATATGACTACAAAAGACCTGTTGATGTATTAGGTAATATAAACGAGGGATTATATGCCAACAAGGTCATAAGTCATAACGCATTTAATAAAACTATTACCACTACCGATTTTGATTATATAAAAGAGGGTAAGAAACAACCACATAATGAAATGAGAAAAGAAGCAGGTCTATTATATCCTGAAGGCGTTGAGTATGCAGACACACGAACACCACTAAATCAGCATTATGAAAGTAAGGTAATGGTAAACACCAATACAACCAAGAAACATAATGACTATGAAGACACAAAGTCAAGCAAATTAGGCATTAGAACAAGTTTTAAACAGAGTATGGTAAATCATAATCTAACCTTGTTAGTATATGGTAATACAATGGTCAACGCAGGTGATATAATATTATTTACTCAACAAGTAAAAAAACCACAAGATAGTGCTACAGACGAAGGATTAAACAATTATTCTAGTGGCCGTTATCTAGTAGTGGCCATTAAACATATGGTAAATGTATCAGCACAAAGACACGAAATGGTGTTAGAATGTCAAAAGGACAGCGTTAGGAGTGCATTTCCGACAGAGGAGGAGGCATTATCCAACATAGGTCAAGACAAGACTTCAAAGTTGAATATATACAACGAACAATTAAAGGAGTTTGAGGGAGATGTCTATGTTTAAGAATGGCTCAGAGAATCCGTTGAGTCCGGCGCTTCCGGCGTGTAAGGAGGCCAATACAGAGGGCAATTCAGAGGCCAGACGAGAGGGTTATACTAAAAGAGCCGTGATAAAAGATAATAGAATACATAGTGGTGAATATATAGATACCACACAGGAGGCCGTAGAGTAAGGATATGATAGGGAAAATATTTGAGATATCCAACGAGATTATATCAGGTTATTGCTCAGGCCACCGTAGAGATACGCAGAGTTTATCTATTACAATGGCCTTCAAGCGTACTCTAACGGCGCTCTATCGCAAGTTGTATGCGTATAGAAGTATTAACAATAGCAGTTTGCGTAAGGAATTATTAAATGGTAATAAAATGCGTATGCTTAGTGCTTTAAAAGGCGAGCAATATCGGAAAAATTTATGAGATACGATAAAAATTATTTAGGGTTTAACGGTTTCATCTGGTTTAACGGCGTAGTTGAAGACAGACAAGACCCACAGAAACTAGGCCGAGTGCGAGTACGTTGTGTTGGCCTTCATACGCAGGACATTACCGTTTTACCGACTTCGGACTTACCTTGGGCGCAATGCGTATTGCCTACTACATCAGCGGCCATTTCAGGATTAGGTCAGTCGCCAAGTTTTCTTGTAGAAGGTACGTGGGTTTTTGGGTACTTTAGAGACGGCGAAGATTGTCAAGAGCCAATGGTCTTGGGCAGTTTGCCAGGTGTCCCAGCGGAGCTCGCAAAGGCCGGTAAAGGTTTCTATGACCCAAATACCATTTACCCAAAATATAAAGATGAACCTGATACCAATAGATTGGCCGTTAATGGTGCTAATCCTCATTTGTCATTAGAGTTGCGTAAGTTATCACGTATTACAGGTGTCCCA